GCAGTATAATGCATATTGTTAGTTATTTCATTTAAAGTCTGAGATAAATTTAACATTGGCTAGCTGTTCTTGCTGGACGCTAGCCTTTTCTTTTTGGATCCTTAGGTATATCTCCTGTCGATGTACTGAAACTTCTTCAGGTGCTTCAATACCAAGCCTAATTTGCGAACCCTTAACACCTAGTATAGTTATTCTAATATCATCACCTATCATTAGTGATTCATTATTTCTTCTGGTTAGTATTAACATTTTTTTATATCCTTATTAGAACGGTATATCCGCATCTGTTATTGTTGTTGTTTTTTCTTCAGCCACTGGTTGATTTTCTTCTTGATTTTCTTTATTTATGGTTACAATTTGATCCATATTATAATATGTTTTTCCTTTCGATACTTTTGCAGTTACGGTACACTGTCCTTTTGCAAACTTAAATGGTTTTTCTGATGGGTTGTAACCACTCCAACAGTCACCATCCCATTCAATTTTAATATTTTTATCGATATTGTTTAAGAATAGCTGAGTAAAATAATTACCGTTAATGGTTCCCCATAAGACATAATTAACCCATTCATCAAATTCTTGTCCGTTTTTATTAGTGCAACGCATTCCTAGCTTAATTGCTGGAGTTTTTTTAGATCCTAAGCAAGCCTCCTTTTCATTAAAAACAGTAAAATTTACTGGTTCATTTAGATCGTGATCTTCAAACTTTATTTTTTCTTCCATGATAGTGTCCTTAGTTGGTTTATTATAAATTCTTGATCGTCAACCTTGACATCAAGCGCATAATTTAATGCAAAGTAATGATCTTTGCCTAAATTAATTAGTAATTCGTAAATTTTTTTTAAGTTGCTCATGATCCCCCCCGAGATTTTAATGTATATCTAATAACCTGATAGTATTTAAAAATATCAAAGTTAAAATAAATAGTAATTATGCATCATTAATGATAGTGAAATTGCTATCATATTTAATATAATCATTATCCACATAAACTACCCCTTATTAAATGATTTAAGTTTCTCCAAATAGACTGATTTAAGGTTTTCTTTTGTTTCTTTGGGAAATGAAACTATATCCTCACCTAATGCTTTAAGTGTTTCTTCAGATTCACAGCCATTAATCATATCTTTATACTCAACGTATAACTGATCTTCAGAATGATTTACATTAATAGCATCATGCGGTTTTGATTCTTTTGGTGTTACGTCAATGATCTCATAATCCTGTGCTTCTTCAGCTGTAATAATACCTTTCAAAGCATCCGCAAATTGATCACGACAAGCAAACCCCCTAGCCCTCATCTGTAGCATACGTTTAGGATAGCTTGTCCAAGGTCCTTTACGACCCCATAAACCAGCTTTCTGCGCATCTGCTTCAGAAAATGTTACTGTATGTGGTTTAGCACCTTTGCGTGTAATTGTACATATAGCAGTTAAACCATCTTTTGTTTTAGATAATGTTTCTTCAATAGATTCATATGCTGGATGTGATTGTACTAATCCAATCAAAGCATCACCGTACACAGAAGGCTTACCGTTGATTACAGCGATACTTTGTAATGCTTGTAGTGGAGCTAAGTTCAGTTCAGTGCCATACATAATAGCTGCAAGCGCATTGCCCATTTTATTTTTGCCTCGATACTCAGTTGGTACTAAATCTGATTCGCAAATAAGCGATATCATCTTTTGTGCTTCATCTAAGCTTTTAGGTTTAAATACGTTTTGTAGTTGGTTACTCATTTATAAACTCCTTGTTTAAATAGATCCGTTATCCATTAATATATTGAAAAGATTAAAGTCTGCTTCCATTAAGTATAGGCGTATTAAATGGTTTATTTTGTATTCTGGAACACCATATTTACCTAAACCCCGTACTGATTCTATATAATTATTTACGTGTTTTTCCACGATATTTCCCCCTTAAATATTTGTTCTTAATGTTCTAGTTCCATTTTTATTGCATCTAAAACTAGCTATAACCGATCCATCAAACACAAGTTCTTCCCCGTCTTGTATAGATGAGGCTAGATGGTCCCTTCCTACCTTTTGAATCTTTTTTAGTTTATCCATATCTGATTTTATTTTTGCTAGTTCATTTAATGTTTTGATATCTTCTTCCGAAGCATCAATCTTCTTTTTAGACTTCGGCTCGGGATGTAACAGTGCTACCTCATCCCGAGTTAAAGCCCTTGGGGGAACGTTCTTTTGAACGTTGTTGATCCAAAAGTCCATTAGCTTACAGCGCATCTTCGCTATAAATAATGGGTTTCTTTTGAATTTGTATAACCTGGTTTCCATTTTAAAGCCGTGAATAAATACATATATATGCGCTTCATCCATACCAGTAACCATCATGTAATGCTGGATTTGGTAGTAATACTCTAGTGGTACATCACTCATTAAAGCTTCACCGGACCTTTCTTCACCCCATTTATCAGCACTACAGCTGGTTTTGAACTCTACTATATGGCTGCCCTCAACAATACCGTCAACGTTAGCCATCAAAAAATCATATGTATGATGCTTAATCATACCTGGTGTTTGTACTGTACACTTATACACTTCTTCATATTTATCTTTTAAGTTAGGCTCCAAAGCCTTACCCATCCACATAAACATATTTTCATCTTCAGATTTACTTTCACCAATTTTATCCAAATATACTTTAACTGGACACTTATATGGGTTAGCTCTACATATAGCAGCAGCATCAGTACCACCAATACCACTACGGCGTGATTCTATAAATTCTTCATTAGTCATTGATCATCTCCTTATGATTTTGTCCAAACTTGGTACCATTTACGTTTAAATATCAAAGTTTTAGATTTTTCTTTCATATTTACCTGGTCTTCCATACATTTATTGGGCATATATCTCACAAAACTATTGACTAATGTCTCACAGTTTGTAATAATATCGTTATCGAGGTTAGCAATTATTTTCATTGTTATTTTCCTTGTCTGTTAAAAAAAAGATTTGAACCTTTTTACACGTCATTTAAGCCCAGCTTAGCCACTGGGCTTTTCATTTTATCAAAACTCATACCCTATACTGCTCCCAATCTACGTAATTGATAAAACTTTCTAAGCTTAGCTATTTCAGAATTATCAATTTCATCTACATTAAAGCCATCAAATGTATTATCCATTTTATTTAAAATATCTTCTTGGATATCACTAGAAATATATGCAGAAAACATTTTAAAAGCAGTGTTATAAAAGTTCATTAAAACTTTATAATGATCATCACTATACTCTTCAATTGAGCTGGTATTCATTAATGGTATGGTTTTTAATAAATCTAATACTGATGCTGTGAAATCATCTGACTCATATGAATCAGTGATAGCTTCAAAATATATATCTGGGTTAGCTTGATTATATTCAGCTAGCAATTCAGTTTTAGTTTCTTCCTCTAGATCTTCCCAAACGATATGATTATCAGCAGATTGACCGGAATCAAAGCCAAATAAAAATTCTTCTGGTGTGGTAGGTATAGGTAGTTGATTGATTCTTGATGGTTTCATAAGTTACTCCCTGTTTGTTAAATTTGCTAGACCACGTCAATGACTAGCATGTAATAACAATAACTCAAGGAATAACAAAAGTCAACACTTTGGGTGACTTTTTTTAAAATTAGTTTTTAACATGGCTTCTTAGTAGTTTTCTAAGGTTAATAAATTCATACTTGGCAGACAATGTTAGGCAGTGTTTTAATGGTATCTTTCTATCGCCACACTTCCACATAGAAACATGCCGCTTGTTAACCTTTAAAATTTTAGCTAAATTCACACCGCTACCTTCAATGATAATTACTTTTTCAAGTATTTTTTTCTGATATGCCATAGGATCCATTTTTTTTACACAGTCTACTAATTAGGTGACAATTATAGTAAATTCTCTTGTAAATGTAAATTGCTAATGTTAAATTAGTTTTGACGTGCTATAAGGTTAACTTACATGATTCATAAAATAAATCATAAAACCTTTCCGCTTTATTGCGGGAAGTATCATGACTAAAAATAATTTTCAAGAAATATTCTATACTGGTTTAGAGGATAAAACATATGGCCGTTGGTATTCTGCTAGGCATGCTGCGGTTTATGGAATAGGTAAAGCCAGGGTCATTGCGCAATTACATTTTCTAACTAAAATAAAAATAAGTATGGGTGAAGAATCAGATACAAATGGTTTAATTTGGTTTTATCATAGTGATAATGATTTTAAGATGGACTTCCCCGATATAGGCACTCGTGCACTTCAACAACATATTAGTTTTTTTAATAAAATTAATATTCTAAAACTCAAGTATGAGA